CAACCGCTTGCCCACCCTGGTGACTTTGGGCTGCCGGCCACCGCGATCGATGATGAGCGCGTTGCTCTGTCGCGCATGTCGTGGGCCACACCCCCTTCACCTTCCCCTGACATGGATAAGGATATGAAAAGCCATGGATAATTCCGGCGCGTCGGTGCCCGACCGGGCTCTCGTGAATGATGACCCTGCGGGTCATCACCCTTCGGGCTTCGATCCCTCGCGCGACTTGCCGCAGGTGGTATCTCAATGCCGCGTTGTGGCCCATTTAGCCACTGCCTTGGCCAGCGTTTACAATCACAAGGCAGATGCCTTTGAGCAGGGTGCGTGGCCAACCATCTGGCGCCTTACGGGTGAAGACAGCGCCGCGCTCATGGAAACCCTTGGGGACATCCTAAGCTACATGGATGCTGTCGATAACGGCGAGGACGGGTGGACCTTCCCGATATTCGAACGAGCGCACGAATTGTTCGGACGCGATAGCGATGGAAGCGGCAAAGCCGGCGAGACGGGAACCGGCTCGACCGTAGGCGACAGCGCGGGTCCGAAGGACATCGCCCAAGGTGGTGCGGCATGACCTCCATCCCCACGATAGCGTCCAAGCTGACGAGCATCGCAGGTACGTTCGGCACTGAGGGCTATGCGATTCTGCGTGAGGCGCGGCGCGCTGGCCCCGATCACAGCAAATGGCCCCGGATAAGCCCCGATGAGGCGAAGGCCATAACGGATGATCTGCATCGCGCAAACGAACTGGCCGAACAGGTCCGCGAGTTTGTCCGCACCCACCTACAGAAGGAAGCGAGCAAGTGAGCGAGGACACCCCGATGAACACAGATGATCGAGCGCTTGCGGACCTGATCGGACAGGCGTTGACGAAGGTAGCGGGTCCACAAACCTACTATCGCACTGACGATGTTGTCGCTGCGGTTTCGCACCTCATCGCCGCAGACAGACTAGAAGCCTTCCACGTCAAGCCGGTGGTGGGGGAGCGCTATTCGGCATCGGGCGATCATGTTGTCGACGTGGACGATCACAACACGTTTCAGGTTGTGCCAGTCAACCGGGTAGACGGAGACTCGCTTGCTATCAGTGTAGCAGAGGCCATGAACGCCGCCCTCTCCACCCCCGTAGCCGCGCAGGGGGATGAGGTACGGGAGGCGCTGGAGATTATCTTCCGGGAGTGGGACGCGCGCACGGATCCAAGCGCCGAAATGCCCGGATGGCCAGACGATCCCGCTGCTGTGATGAACGATGCGTGGAAGAACGGCTTTTACGACAAAGCTAAAGCCGCCCTCGCAACACTAGGAGCGCCCCATGAAGGATGATGCTGAACGAGCGCGGGCGGCTGTGACCGATGCGATACGCAACGCCGATGAGGATTTCGGCTATAGCATCCGACTAACTAGGCTGGTCGATGGTGAAGCTACGTATACCCTTAGGCTTCCCGGTGCAGAGCCGATGGAGTTTGAGAGCAACGAGGACGCCAACGAATACGTCAGCGCGGAGCGCAACAAGCGCCGCGCTGATGCAGTCCTGCTCGCCTTTGCACAGCAGCCAGCAAAGGAGACGGTGTCGCTCGACGACGGGTTTACGGTCGATCTGGACGACGACGATTTCACCGTATGCTGGCCTGACGGGCGCTGGCTGGTCGCTCATCGCAACGGGAAAATCACGGTCGGGCAGTCGCCGTTTGATGAAGCTGTTCCGCCGAAGCAGACTACGCTCTCCGCCATGCTCGACGTAGCGCCGATACCAGGGGAAGAGTGATGAGGATCGCAGCTCACCACATCGAGGGGACGGCTGAACACCGCCTCTCAGCCTTGCTCGGCACCGAAACTGAGTATGAGCCAGCATGCGCGTGGCCCGATGATTGCATCGTCCAGTGGGGGCACGGCATCATTCCAGCGACACCGTTCTTTGAGGCGTTTCCACGCGGCACATTCATTCGAGGAGAAGGACCGACGATCGCGGATGCGGAGATCGAGGCGTTCGCTCAATATCAGAGCGAGTTCATGTGCGACCATGTTTGGGGTCGCCAGCATGTCCGGTTCGGGACGTACACCAACGGCTCGGCATGGTGCCGCAAGTGCGGTGGATTCCGCAGTAAGATGTTCCCGCCGATCGTCGCGCTCGGATGGTGGCGCAAGCCGCTCGACCGGATGGAGGTGGACATGCTTACCTCCGTAGAAACCGACACCGAGTTGAACGAGATCATGGACCTGAAATACCCGGATGACATCGCTGGACGCCGCAAGCGCGCGAGGGTGCTCCGCATGCGCTTCAACCTGTTCGGAGCCGAGCCTGCCGACCCCGTTAGCAAGGATCCCACCAATGTCTGATCTATCTATAGTGGAGGTGACGCCGACGCAGGCGGATTACGATGCGGCTAAACCGTTCTTCAACGAGGGCGGCCCCGCATATCCCCTGCTCGTCCAAGCTTTCGCCCGCCATCGTGCGTCCGAAGCCGAGAGGGTCAGAGAGTCGACTTCTTTGCAGAAAACGCAAACAACTGCCGAGAGGGTCAGAGAGGCAGCGGTCGCGCTGGTCGCCAAGCTGGACGAATGCGACCCGCACCTGACTAGCGTGTTCAGCTTCGCGCTGGCGCATGATCATCTGTACAGCGGCCCGACCTATGGGGAAGAGCTTGAGGCTCTGCGCGCTGCTATCCGCTCCCTTCCGATCGGTGAAGCATGACCGGTCCCACCCTCGTTGAACTCGGTCTATGGATACTAGCTTTCACCCTTATAGCTGCTGCTATACATTGGGTGAGGAGGAGATGGTGATGACGATCCTACAGGCGATGACGCCGCTTGCTGTGCATGATCGTCAGATATTCGTGCCGGTTCGCGCGGTCGGGAACAGCATCCTCGACAACGGCGGCGATACGATCGCGGTTTGTGCTAACGACACCCTTGCTGCGGGGATAGCCTCTGCGATCAACCAAGATGCCGCGCGAGATCCATACGCGACGATCCAGGCCGTTTCTCCCAATCCCTGAGATAGGCTAGGAGGATATATGATGTCGGAAAGAACGTGGAATAAGGTCGCCATAATAAGCGGAATCTGGCTGGCGATAGCGTGGCTGGGTGGCCTTGGGTTCATTATTTCCAGCATCGTCGCTGCGATCATTGCCGGCAGTGTTCTAGATAGCCCATGGTGTCACACGGCGATGATGTATTCTGCCCTGTGCATGGCCGTTGCGCTGCCGCCGTTTGCCATCTTTGGCTACACTCGCGTTCGGTAGAGGAAAGGAGTAAGGTTCGGGGATGAAATGGAAACCGATCGATACGTGGTCAGAAGCAGCCGGAAGGTCGTTGGAAAACTTCATCGTATTTGACGGCAACCGCGTCTTTGCGGCATGGAACGACCATCATGGGAAGTGGCGGGATGAAAAAGATGGCCAGGTTTACCCAACCCATTGGATGAAGTTTCCTGATCCCCCTATTGCGCTGTTGGGAACGGCCCGCTCTAACCCATAACCAGCCGTGGGCATTCTGCTTGAGTCGTTACTTGCCTCGTGTCCACGGCGCCTCGATCATTTTACGCGCGCGGCGTTCGCTTGGCTCTCGCATACCCCAACGATGCTGATCGTGTCAGCAGTCCGCCCATTGGCCTTATCGAGCTGCCCCGACATGCCGACATAGGCCCCAGCCCAAGGCCCTATGATTGCCGCCGCCATAGCTGGCGTGAGAGGCTTGCCAAGCATGTCCGCCATATCCGCATTGGTCGGAACCGGCGTTGCCCCTACACCGTCCTTCCAGCCACTCGGGATGAGCTTACCGCACGCGGCAGGCGGGGTCTGAACGATGACTGGCTGATGCGCACACGCCAGCAAGAACAGCGGAGCGAACATCGTCAGGGCTTTGCGCATTTCCGATTTCCTTCATAGCATTGTCGGTCGCCGCGTTGATCGTATCGTCGGTCGCGGTGCGGTTCTGGAGAGTGTCAATTGCGTTGGCTGCTGCGTTGGACATGGCGTCGCCCGATCGCGTGGTTTGCTCCGCCTGTTTGCCGGCGCCGTTGTCGCGGTGGCAGGTCGCCAGCAGGACGATGACGAGCCCGATCGCCACGCCGCCCGCGAAGAAGGGCCAGCGAGCTTTGATGAATGCCCAGACCACGGTCATTTCCCATCTCCCATATTCACGTCGCCGCTTTCGGTCGTACCGGTCGCCCTCTGCTGCTGAGAAGGGATGCGCAGGACGCCGATCAAGCCTCCGGTGACAGTGCCCAGCGCAAAGCTTTCGGTGATGCTGACCCCAGCGCCGGCAGCAACCAGCGCTGCAACAAACACAGTGACAAGCGCGCTCAGGGTGGCGAGGTAGGCGATTAGCTGCTCTCTGGGGGTCATTGGGTCACTCCACCCACTGGAACATGTCATCGAACACCTCGCGGGCTTCTGGGCCTGCGATGATGTCCCTGCGGACCACTTCTGCGATCCACGACGGGATCATTGCGCGTGGGATGGAATGCGGCTGATCGCCATCGTACCGAAAGCCGAGCGATGTCTTGCCATCGGCATAAATGCCGAGCACGACGTAGCCGCACAACGCCGAATCATCTTCGCCCAGTTCGGCTATCGCCTTCGCGTTCTCGATCAGCTTGCCGCGCCAGTCGTTTTCACCGTTCGGTGCCGGTCGATTGTGCAGGACGGTGAGCGGGGCCCTGCCGTCCTTGTAGCGGATGGTGCGAAGTCTCATGCTGGAAGCCATCCTTTTTGTTGCGAACAAATGAGGAATCTGGCATAAAAAGCGGGCCGGAAACGCTGCGTCAACAGCGCCCGGCCCTGACCACCACGCGAAAGGACCGCGAAATGGCTGACGATCTTCCTACCGGCTACGCCCAATTTTCGGAATATCTTTCGTACGACCCAGAAACCGGAGACATCCGCTGGATAAAGCGTCCTGGTCGTCGCGGTGCGATAGGCGAGATCGCAGGGAATATAGACCGCAAAGGGTATCGAAGAATTTCGTTTAAAGGGCGATCGTACCAAGGCCATAGGGTTGCCTTCATTTTGTTTCTGGGCGAGTGGCCAAAAGGAGAGATTGACCACATCAACGGACAGCGGTCCGACAATCGCTGGCGCAATCTTCGAGAGGCCAGTCGGTCGGTGAACGGTCAGAACATTCACGGTCCCATGGCGCACAACACCAGCGGATTTCTCAGCGTCTATTTTCATCGGAAGAACAGGAGATGGGCTGCGCAAATCAAGGTGAACAAGAAAAGCATTCACCTCGGGCAATTCTCTACGGCGAAAGAGGCCCATGCCTGCTATGTGGAAGCGAAGCGGCGCCTCCATGTCGGATGCACAATCTGACATCAGCGCGCCCAGTCCCCGGTCTTCGCATGCAGCCACGACAGGAATTGCCCGACCGTCTTGCCCTTCAGGATTGACTGGTTTGCTTTCGTTGCGGCCTCCCCGGCAATCAGATCCGCCCGCGCTGTCACGTCAGCCTTGATCACTTGAGCCGCCATGCCAGCCCCGAAGAAGTGGGCGGCGTACAAACTTGCCTTGTTGATCGGGATGCCCTTGGCCTTCAGGATGGACACGTTCTTCGCGGTGAAGGTCTTGGCGCGCTGCGTCTGCTCCTCTGGGCTGGGCTTCAGACCGCCGAACGCGAGCGCCGGATTGCCGCCCCACTGGCCGCCCTCGCCGATCCACGTCGACTTGAGGAACTGGTACAGCCCCGAGCCGCTGGAGGTGGGCGCCTTGACGTACGGACGGTTGGCGGATTCGATGGTCGCGAGCAGCGGCCAATAATCGGCTGGGATTAGGTCTGCGTCGGTCATTTCCTCACCTCGTCCATTTCGGTGCGGACCTCGCTCAAGGCCGCCTGCATCGCGTTGCGCATCTCTGGTGGGCCGTGGAACAATAGCACGCCCTCTAGGCGGTCAGCGCGAGCCGCCATGGCCGCGAGCTTGATCTCACACTCGGTCTTCTCGGTCGCGAGCGCTTCCTTGAGTTCGGCGATGCGAGGCTCGAAAAACAGCCGCCAGATGACAGCGCCCACGCCCATCCAGAATGCGGTCGCGGCAGCCCATGCCGCCATTGCGGCGCCCGCGATAAGGCCGCCATCCCCCCCATCTGTCACAGCGTTGCCATCACGCATGGGAACCAACAATGCATCTCTTCCGCCATCTTCCTGATGGCTTTGCCGATCGGATGGAAATCCGCGCCAAGACCGATCGCTATAAGTTGAGCGCACGCCAGATAGAAAATAGCCCACCACCACGTTGTCGGATCGATGACACCCGCTACTTTGAGCGCGTCGATCGTCAGCATCGGGAAGAACAGGCCGGCGCAGATATGGCTTGCCAACCCCCGCGCTATCGGAATGCCTATCGCGAAAGCTGCAACATGAGCCCACAGTTGCGAAGTCGGCAGGTTGTAGCCGAGCCACAGCGCCGCGTAAGACCAGCCGACTACCGCCGACACTATCCATAGCAGGCGTCCGAAGCTCGGCCTGCCGCACGCGATGAAAACGGATTCCGCCGCGATGCACATGAGCAGGATGCAGAGATAGAAGATATGAGGAGGCACACTATCACCTTGTCGGTAGCTTCGGCTGTGGAGGCGTCGGCGTGGGAGTAGGCGTAGGGGTTGGTGTGGGCGCCGGGCCAACTTGTCCGTCATCGGGCATGGTTATTCTCCTTGGTCAACTTGATCCAAAATCGATCAAATTCTTGCCGGTGAGTCACAAAATCAATGATTGCTTATCAGGAAGGCGGGTTCATACTGCCCCAATGCGCCGCCTATTTAAGATCGGGCTGATCCTGATCATCGCGAACGAGCTTCGCGGCCTCATCGTCGTTGGCTTCGTCTTTTGGAACTCGCGCGGAACGGGGCCGGAATGTCAGGGTGTGGTCAAATGCCTGCGAATGCCATACATTGCCCATGTGGACCCAACCCTCGCTTTGCAGCTACTCGGAATCACGCTGGCATTTGGTTTCGTCGTCGGCCTTCGTGGTGCGATCCACGCCAAGCGTGATGCCCGCCTTACTTCGCCGGCAAGCCGCGAAATGACTCGATCGGTATCCCGACCGAATCCGACAACCATACCGTCTGACCGTCAGGATCCATCTTGGGATAGCCTGAATTAGGAGGCACATTGCCGCGATTTGATGCCTTCGCACCGGGGGTGGCGGCATTAGCGGTGTCCCTAGGTGCCGCACCGCCTTTGAATAACGTGCGGAAGCTATTCGCCACTGCCTTAGCGACTGGTCCCTGCCTCCCCGTCAAAGCCCACTCGGCCGCTTTTCCGCCCATTTTGGTATAAGGGGCCGCCGCAGCGCCACCGATAGCGACTCCCTTCGGCCCTAGGGCGAGTTGACCCGTAAGGAGCAACCCCAACAATCCCCTCCCAGCCGATCCGCTATCCGGCGTCTTGTTCGGGAGAACGGTATTGGCATCGTCGGCGAACTGTTGCAGCAGGGCATCGCCACGTGCGAAACCGCGCTTGCGAACCGTCTTGTCTCCCTCTTTCACCGCCTGCCGGAAATTGCCCGGAGAGAACCCGGCGTCCGTTCCCTTGGCGCCAGCAGTCTCCACGCGCGTAAGCGCCGCCCATCCGTCGTTGATCGATCGCAGCGCCGCAGCCTGATTGGGATTCTGCCGCGCCGCCATGTCGCGGATAGCTTCCTGCACTGTCCGGAGCGCGATACCCATTTCCCGCTGATCGGCATCTGGGCTCGACATGAAAGAGCGGATTCGTTGGCCAAGTCGTGTTTCTACGTCTTTCATGCCTCGCCCAGTGATAGAGCCGTCGTCATTGAAGAACCGGCGCACGTCGCTATCCATGATCTTCGCGAACTGCTCGGCACGTGGGCCAACCATCGTATCCATTGCCTCCGCGACGGTGCCTAGATCCGTTGCGAACTGCCCGTCAGCCTTGGCGGCGAGCTTCGGCAAAATGGCCTCATAGGCATTGCTTAGCTTGTCTCCGGCATATTTCACCCCGACAGGGCCGATAGCGACCCCATCCGGTAGGCTTTCCCCGATCGGAGATAGGGCCTTATTGATCGCAGCACGATTGAACGCTTCGACGCCGCGTGTCTGCGCGCCCTTGATCACCGCGCCTAGTCCAGGAACGCTAGTGGCCATTTCTTCCGCACTGCGAACTCCGCGACCGATTGCTCCTCCGTTGGCGCCGAGAATCTGGCCAGGCGTCAGCGGAATCCCCTCCGCTTGCAGACGGGCGACGACTGGAGCCACGTTGGGGCTGATCACGTTCGCAACACCACGGGCGAGCGCATTGCCGACAGGTGCGGCGACGGAGCCAAGAGCGGCTCCAGTTGCAGCACCGCTCATGCGGGCTCCCGGCTCTGCATTCCCAGCGCCGCTCATAGCGCCATACAGACCCCCACTCGCCATTGCGTTAGCAGCCCGGCCGAGCGCGGTTTCGCCTGAAGCAAGCCTTACTTCTGGAGAGGCAAGTGCGGACGCCACCATGCCGGGCGCAAAGCCTGTGCTATACCAGCCAGGATGCTCTTGCCATTGCTGGTTTTTGGTCGCCTCCTCTTTGGCCCGCTCAGCCTCATACGCCTGCGCTTCGGACTGGCCGGTGTTGTTGAAGCGCCACGATGGGTCATAGCCCTTCCCGAGCAATGCCGCGATGTACGGCGCAAACTTCTGACCCGTGTCTGTATTCAGGACGTTGTTGACGAGCCAGTTACCAGCCGCAGCGCCAGCACCGCTGATCTCATCATCAAAGCCGAGCAATGCGCCAGATTTCCAACCGCCCAATGCAGCGTCACCGGCACCAGTCTTAGGAGTGGCTGGTTGCTGTGGCATGGGCTGAGCCATAGGCTGCGCAGTCGGCTCTCCCGCATCCGCAAAGTTGCCGAACGGATCAGAACTATTCGGCGTCGTGGCAGCCATCGTATTACCGGGGGTCGCTGGAGCATCGCCGAACTGTGCCCAAGGGTCCTTCTTTTGCCCGGCCATCAGCGCACCTTCCTACGACCGTCTGGGGTGATGAAGACGGTGCCAGGAGGAAGCGCCATAGCCTGTTGTACGGTACGCACCCTTATGGGGGCCGCAGGCTGCGCAACGTCACCAGTGGGAACCTCAGCAAGCAAGCGCTGCTTCATCTTCTGGAATGAGCCGATTACCGTTTGCAGGTTCTTCTTGAACTGATCCTCAGACTGCGTTGTATCGAGGCTCGCCAAGGATTGCTGAAGCATCTTGTTTTCGAAGTCGGACACCTGACCCAAGGCGCCACCGGTTGGCGACATAGCGCGCATCGTCTGAAGGGCATTGATGCCGACCTTGGTTTTCAGAGCTTCAAGGTCGCGATTGAAATCGTTTCGGCCCGAACTGATCCACGACGGAAGGCGACCTTGGAAGTTGCCAAGGTAGCTATCGATGTCCTTGTTGTTCAGCAAGTCTTGCGCTGCCGAAATCGCGGAATCGATCTGGTCAGCGGCGGCAAGGGCTTGGGTCTTCGCCTTGTCTCCCTTTCCGGGGCCCTTGACGCCGGGATCTGCGGGGCCGCCGGGAATGAACTCCAGGCTGCCATCTGGCTTAAAGCGATAGCCTGCCGGCGCTTCCTTCGGCTTTGGCGGGGCGCCCGGCGTGCTGTACGCGACACCGGCGCTTTGCGGTGCTGCGTTGGCACCACCAGTCCGCGCAAGCATCTCATCGGCATATTGGCGGGTTTTCGGCCCCCATTTCGACCGATCGGGGCCGCCGTAATAGTACATGAACGCCGTGCGCGGATCGCCGCCGGAAGCATTAAGCGCTTCCTTGATCGCGGCACCGCCGATCGCGTCCTGATATCGCACGCTTGCGGGATCATCGCGCGTCATCATGTCAGGGCGCCACGCAAGGCCGAGTTGCTTTGCGAGCGCCGCACCGGTGTTCGGCATGACCTGATAGGCGCCGAGCGCGCCGGTGTCCTTATTGACGGCCCCATAGTTTCCGCTGGATTCCTGCGCCTTGAACAGCGGGCGCGCAGTTTCGACGGTAAGAGGAGTACCGGGCGTTGCCGGAACACTGGGGGCTATGCCCTGTCCTGTGCCGGGCATCCCTCTTGGCGGCGTCGGATAGATCACGTCCGAACCGCCATCTCCACGGCGCACGACAAGCGGCTTCGGCGTCATCGGGTTTTCGCCGAGCAACCTACCCGTGTTCTTGTCGCGAAGCTGGGCACCTTGGGCCAGCACGACGCCTTCCGCAGCCTTCTGGCCGATAATGTCGATCAGGGCAGGATTTGCGACGATCGCCGCGCGGTACTGCGCCTTTTCCTGTGGTGACATGCCGAGCGTGTCGAGAATGCCACCTTGGTCAAGATGATCGTAGGCCGATCCTACATCGCCTCCGCTGTCACGAACCTTGCGCAACATGTCTGTCGCACCCGTGATAGCTCCCAAGGCACGCTTGCGGCTTTCCTCCTGCATGGCGGCCATAGCCGCCCGCTGCTGCGTAAGCTGCTGCTGAAGCCCGATCGCAGCAGGCGCATCGACCGCCATGAAGTTCTTAACAGCCGTATCCGGGTCCTGGCCGTATCCGGCCAAGGCGTTTTGCGTCGCACGCTGCAATTTATCGGCATGCGCGCGGTCATATCCGGCCGCCGCCGCTCCTGCCCAAGGGCCAAGCGCGCTATAGTCTGTTGCCATTTAAGCCGCCCCTAGATGAAGAAACCAGCGATCTGAGAAGCGCCGCTGGTGATACCTTGCCACTTGCCCTCTTCCGCCTTGGCAGCGTTCGGTGCTGCGGCCGATCCGGCGCCGACAATCGAATTTCCAGCGCTCAACCCTTGGCTGGACAAGCCGGCAAGCTGCGCCAAATAGTTGTTGAAATACTGCTGCCCGAGCCCCTGCCCGTAATTCGTCAGGGCCTTGGCGGTCGCCCCGCTCCCCAACAGCCCGCGCGCAGCCGCATTGCCTGTGATCGCCTTGGAGCCTTGATCCAGCGTAAAGTTGTATCCGGACGAGCCAAGGTAGTTGTTCAGTCCGGTATTGAACCCAGATGCATCGCCACCAACCCCAAGAGCCCCAGCAAGCATGCTGTTCGCGTTCGCGCCGGTCCCGAGATAGTTGGTTAGCGGAGAGGACTTCGCGTAGTCGAACGCTTGGTTCGCCACCTTCTTGGTGGAATTGCCGCCGAAGATCGACCCAATGCCCCCGATGATCCCGCTGACGAGACTACCCATTAATTCACCTTTCGAAGTCGGCGCGGGCGAGCATGAACAGCTCGTGCGGCCCTCTGATCGTTTCAATTATGCCCAGCGAACGGCACCCGAGCTTGCGGGTGAACCAGCGCGACGCCTTGCGCTCCGTGGGAATCATGCCCTTGATGACGCGAGCGCCGTAGAGATCGAACATTGCAGCCAGCATGTCGGCGCCAAGATCGAGGGCTTTCCTGCCCCGCGCCACAAACAGCCAATGCGCCTCGAAAACGTGTGACCCGAACGACCCGAACAGGCCAACGCTAGAGCCATCTGTCAGGGCGACGTTGCTTGGGCTTGCGATCCAGTCCGGAGCGTCGAAGCCATAATCCAGTGAGGCTATCTCAGGGCGTTTCAGTAGCGACAACAGAGGGCTTGCATCGCGCAAGCGCCAAATCTCCATCATTTGAACATCGTCAGGATGGCTTGATAATTTCCGGTCCCAGCCACGCTGTAACTGAATGTAGCCGATACGCCCCCCAAACCGGACGGAGATGCCGCAGTCAGAACGCCGCTAGCCTCAGTTGCTGTCACGGTTTGAAGGCCAGACCCTAGCGAAACAGTATCGGTAGAACCGGGAGTGCTGCGGTTGCTGCCAAAATATAAATTCAGATCAGTTAACTGTCCTGCACCATCTGTGTTCAAACCTATTGTAGATGATCCTGATCCGTTTCTAGAGGCGACAGGAGTGCCCCTTATCTGGCAATATCCGACGAGAGTAACAAGACAAACCACTCCGTTATATGCACCGCCGGTGGTTACTGTAACACTACCTGTTGTGATATCCGCCGCTGATAAAACCTTGAGAAATATAGCTCCATTGAAATTTGATCCGGCGAGATTGCTTATAGTAGACCATCCAGCGGGCGCATTATAATTATACCCGTGACCACCGAAGAAAATTACGGTGTCTCCTGCGATGGTCCCGGTAGGCCAAGTGATCGTATATGAAGAAGCGCTTGATGAGCTTATCTTACTAGCCCTGACGACGGGAGTTCCCCCCCCGCCGCCGCCACCGCTTACCGCAACGTTGGCTACTGCAGTAATTCGGCCCTGCTGATCCACCGTGATCTGCGCGACATGCGTGGAGTCGCCATATGTGCCCGGCGTAACCGCCGTATCGGCAAGCCTTACTTGATCGCTGGCGATCGTTAGACCCGTGCCCGTATTGACGTCGAACGTACTATTCGCAGCCAGCGTACCGCCACCACTTAAGCCATTGCCCGCGATCACCGACCTTGCGGTTGCCCAATCATCAATAAGCTGCTGCGCCTGTGCCGCCGTGATCCCGGCGGTTATATCGATCTGCCGCTGCTGCGCCCACTTGATGAAATAGAGCGTCGGGAAGCCGTTGCCGTCAACGATCTGGAAATTCTGAGCGAGTGGCTGGAGGTCACCCGGCATTGTCGTTCATGTCCATGCCGTCGATACGCGTGAACACGCCGTTATCCGTGATCCGGAAGACGCGGCCCGGCGAACTCATCAGGCCGAGCGACAGCCATTCGTATGGGTCTTCTTGCTGGTAATCAGCCGGGACTGTGATCGTGCCCTGATTGTCGAACGTGCGTGCGTCATCGTCGCTCGTTTCCAACGTGACGCCGGGCGTGAAGTCAGTTGCGGTCAGGCCGTAATTATCGCCGGCCAGAAATATCCCGTAGCACGGCACCGAATCGCGACCCCTAAGGGTAACCTCTCCGGTAACGATCCTATCGAACGGGATTTGCTGTGCCGGCGCTTCGCTGTCTGGAGCCTCATCATAGGGCAGAAGCGGATCGAGGAACCAGAGCAGGCCCCACGTATCATCCCCGACGATGACGTTAGACCCATAGTCCGTCGCGAATTTCTGGCCCCCGATCCAGTTCATGCCTGTGTTGGCGCGCCAAAACGGAAGATCAGCCCCGCACCATTCCGACCATTGTTTGGAGAAGGTATCATAGACCAGCGTCGTGAAGTCGCCCAGGCGAAGGACGTAGAAATCGTGCCCGTCCATCGTGTAGGTCCACGCGCGCAATTGAGGTTGCGCAACGCGACCGCGCCACAACACGGTTACATATGCGGCCGATGACCTGACTTCGTTCGATGTCTGCATGAGCGTCGTGACGTAAGCCGACGATGCCAGAACGCCTGTTGTTGGGATATTGTAGAGGACACGCACGAACGCCTGGCTGGCCTGGACAGCGTTTGATGTTCCCGTCAGTGACGTGACATACGCACCAGATGCCCTGACTCCGGCAGTCGCGACCATTTAGACTGTCCGAGACTGCTTGAGCGACGCCGCGTTGAAACCGGTAGGAGTGAAGGGAATGCCGGTCGCGGGGTCTACCTCCATCACGTCCCACCAATAGGTTGGCGCGGTGGTAATGGGGCGATCGGTGCCAAGGCCGGTGCTGGCCCCCGAGACGATGCCCATCTGAGTGTTGCCGTCACCACCGTCGATCTTCCACGAGCGATTGACGAGGACGAGCCCTAGTACACTGGTCGCATCAGCAGGCAGATTGCCTAGACCAAAGACGTTCGACAGAGGGGTAGCGGCGCCGATATATGTCGTATCGACCGGAGGGTTGTTATCAAGAATCGACCATCCAACGGTTCCAGTTGAAGGAACCCACGTCAGGCTAGTGTCAGCGTTTGTGTCGATGTCTGTCATTTGGACAGACCCCAAGAAATCGTTGTTGCGTGTACCAGTCGTATCCCACACCGCAAGGTTCTTGTGAGATGTGCCGATTCCTCCGCTGTAAGATTTACTATAAGCAATTTGAGCAGAGGATGACAACGCGCTAGACTGCGTATTAGCTCCGGAAACCGATAGTACCGATGCTCTATTAACGCGCAGTTCGGCAGCGCCAGTAACGCTATTGACAGTTGGCTTCATCTCAATCCTGTGCCAAGCATTCGCTGTGACAACAGGGACTAGCGTAGTTGCTAGAGGAGTACCGTTTACGCCGCCTCTACGGATGGACATCGCGCCAGTCGTTTCAATTGAAAATGAAACCTGAGCAACGTTGGCGCTATCGCGAAATTCCCAACCTGGCAGGAAGCTTCCAAGCGTCGGAAGTTGGTCGCACCAGATGTTTGTCTGAAAGCCCATCGTGGCCTTCGAACCCCCTGGAAAGGGGAACCGATACAGTTCGTTATAATCCGTGTTCGGAGAGTGATGTAGAACCTTCTGTGTCGAAGTCGGGTCTGGATCGGCGATTAGGGTCGCGTTATGAACTTCGGCATAGATGCCGTTCAGCATCAGCGCCGTGTTGGTGCCATAACGATTCATCGTGTCAGCCCATTGCAGCATCAGACGTCTCCGGAAACCTTGGCCTGATAGGCAATCGCCTCACGAATCCGCTCTTCCACGCTGGGATTGCTGATCCGCTCGATGCCACCGGCAATTTGAAAAACACCGCCGTCAGAATCGACGGTGATCATGCTTTCTTTCACTTGGATCGCCGTTCCTGCCCATGTCCCGCGATCGAACGCGACGCCCTGCATCCGAAGGACGGGACTGTCGGCATTCCCTGTGAAGTACCAGACCTCCGTCGTATTCGAACCCGGCAACCAGAATTGATCGCCGAACACGACAACGGAGAAGATGGGGTCAGGGGCGCGCTCGGCCGTCGCGAAATTGAGCGGGTCGATCGTCGTCTCGCCCGGCTGTATCCAGAAGAACCGACCGTTGACGCCCTCACCCTGAGACGGGATCACCACGACATAAGAGGCAATATACCCGAGCGAGATCACGCCGACGTCATCAGGCGTCTCGACCGTAGTTACAGTGGGAGTTCCGCCCCCGGTCAGCGTTCCAGCGGTCCACGCAATAGAAGCACCCGTCTCCGTGGTGACAATGCCGTTGCCGAGCGCGCCAATCAGGACTGATTGGACTGAAACGAGCGTGGAGGACGCGGCGATCACGACGATATCGGTGTTGATTGTGAGCGCCGTGCTGTAATCCGTGCCGGCCGTTCCCGAAGCGCCCAGCGCAGCGGCGAAATTGGCCCATGAAAATGGATCGCTTGCACCCAAAGCAACCAGCCAAGGATCGGCATTGGTTCCGGCCGGCGCGCCAGCATTCACCGACCCGCTGGTGAACTTGTAATAGGTCGCGTTGATCCGGATTACGTCGTTGTTCGCGGGAGAGCCGCTTACCGTGCCCTTCGCGTAGCCGTTCTCGACATAGACCCAGAGGTTTCGGCCATCGGCGAGGAACATGTATTCGGGCGTGTCACCGATGTTCCCGGTTCCGGCCATGCTGACCGCAGAAGTACCCGGATTGAGGCCAGTCTGAAGGGCCGTGGCAGTGCCATTGCGATCCACGCGCCACCACACGTCATCAGAGACGACGAACGACGCGTCGTTGAAGCTACCAGGCTGCGAATAGATGCCGCGAATAGGACCGTTTCCAACGTACATGAACCGGCGAAGCCCCGGTCGGGACAGAAGCGCAGCTTGCGACGTCTGATCGGCTGGATTCGTCTCGTAATAGCGGTTGACGAACCGTAGTTCTGGCTCCTTGGCAACGCCGCGACGCCAGTCGGATCGACCGAGCGGTATGGCGACCATTAGCCCATCCATCCCAGGCCGGTGTTACGATACGGCCAGTAGAGATTGGCGTTGTAGACCTGTACCGTGGGCCGCAGGACGCCGATATCAGCCGGCGTGACCACCCGCTGCGCATAACGCGCGCGAAGCTGGTTCATCGACCGCTCCATCGCAGTCGCGGTTTCCTGCGTAATTTGGCGTCCGTAACGAGGGTTCAACCGCATCGCGAGCATCGTGATGAACGCGTCGTCATATTCGGGCGGAATGGGCAATTCGCTGTCGGCGGTCAGGCTGTCGATCCTGATCCAGTTGCCCAGATCCGCACGATACAGCCAAGCCCTGCTTTCGCCATCGGTATCGAGGGTGAGGTTTGTTGCGTCCTCGATCCTTCGCCCGTCAGCATCAAGGGTAATCGGATAAGTGGCGAGGTTCTGCCCGACGTCGATCAGCGCGAGACGCGCTCCATCATCCGGTTGCGAGGGCAATATGATCGTTTCGGCCTGGTCATGATGAACGACAAGGCGCACGTTCGAATGCGGTCGCCGCCAGTGAAGCTCGGACCAGAAGGTCGGTCCGCAGAAGGTCACCCCGACGACACCGACTGGCCAATCCGCCAGCTTTTCGCCGACTTCGTAGCCGAACACAGACGCGCCGATCGCGTTGAGCCGCGATAGCGCCTCATTCGACTGTCCCGTCGTCGGCGTGGAGTTAACGCCAATCAGGTTCGACTCCCGGAGAGCCGAGAAGATGATCGCGCTCGCGATGGTCATGGATCAGCCCAGATTGGCCGCGCGAAGCTCGCGGAGCTTCTCTGTGGTCGCGCCTGCAAAGAACTTGATGCCCTTCGCCTTCAATTCCGCAGCAAGGCGCGCGCGTTCGGCCTTCTCCCCCTCCGGGCCAACCTTCAGCAAATTGGGATCATCGACATAGCCCTTGGGCACGTCATCCTCGGACTCGAATATCGCGCCTTCGGGATGATCCTTGCCCCAGCGCCAGCCGGGAAACTTCTTGACCGTCATGGGTTCAGCCTTTCCGTCAACAGACAGGGGCGCCCCGAAAGACGCCCCTGCTTAGTTCGATCAGGCGAGGCCGCTGCCGCGCGTGCCAAGGCGCGGGTCGAGATTCTCGACGCCGTAGATCACGTCCGCGCGATAGGCGTGCGTGTCGGCGCTGCCGTCCGAGAATGCCCACAGACGAATGCTGATGCCCGTTTCCGGATCAGTGGCATATTCGAACTCGCCGGTGTGCGGACGGGGCGGCTTCACGAACACGTACTGGATCGCCGACTTATGGAAGGCGGCGTTCTGGGTATAAGGCGTGCTGGCCACACCCTGGAACGTGATAGCCGCCGAATCCGCAGGCGCTGAGTTGCACGTGGAGAACGCGGTGTTCGTGCGGGCGGTCGTGGTATCCGATGCATCGGGAATGATGATCGGGAACGACACCGAAATGGTGCCGGTAGCAGCCGCAGCAGTGAAGTCCGACATGACGACGAACTGTTGCAGATAGTTCATCGCCTGATGCGTGCGCGGGTTCACCGCATACACACCCGCGATGCTGAACACCTCGCCGGCCTTGATCGTCCAGCCAACGGTCAGACCCTTGATGTTAAGGTTCTGAACGTAGGTGTCACGAACCGTCGAGTAATCGACGTTCTGCGACGCGCCATTGACCTGGATAACGCCGGAAGCCGTACGCGTGCCGGTGGTAAGAGCAAGGACGCTCTGCGACATATACGGCTGGACGGAACCCAGCATCGGCAGACGTGCCCGCTGCAACGCGCTCTTCGTGATGTCATTGTCGAAGAAGTTGTTGCCGGTGAACGAGCCTGCAGTTGCCCACCAGTCATCAACCGCCAGCACCGCGTTACGATCGGTCTGCGGCACCGCGAGGTTGTCCAGGCGCTTCGGCATCTCGTTGAAGTCGATCGCCGAGTTGATCACCTGGCCCGGCGTGCCGACCCACTGCGAGAACTTGAGTACCTGTGCCATGCCGTCGCTGTCGATCTGCTGCGCGAGCGCGGCCATCTTGGCGTTGAGCGTGGCGTCTTCCAGCGCGTTATCGACCGACAGGGCGCGTTCGAGATCCGAATAGGTGAACCCGATATGCTTCTGCTTGTCGATCTTGACGGTGGCCGAACCGACCACGACGTCCTGATTCTTGAACGTCGGGCCGTCGCTCACAACGAACGACGGAGGGCGTCGAACGGTGAGGGTATCACCGATCTGCATCTTCTTCTGGCCGAATTCCTCGCTGTATTCGGAACTCGTGATCTTGCCCATCACGAGCTGGTTCTTGAGGATCATCAGGAAGGTGTTGGCCACCTTCTGCGTGAGTTTGAACTGATTGGACATTTCCGTAGTGCTCCATCAGGCCCGCACGGCCGAAGCCGTGGGGCGCAGGGAAAGCGACGTCTCACGACGTGGCATTCGGGTTGTTACTTGCGCTGGTATTTCGCCTCAAAGGCCGCGAAGTCGGAAGTGTCGTCGTCAACCTCGAACTTGCCACCCACGCCGCGCGCCTGATGCGTAGGCGGTGGCGGGGCTTTCGGAGCATCGACCTTGGGGGCCGGCTCTTTCGGCTTGTTCAGGAAGCCTCCTTCAATCCGCCCGAGTTCGCGCGCCTGCTCAAGCGGGTGCAGCTTCGCAATGCGCTCTGCCTCTGCGTGGTTGGACGCCAGGTGATAAGCGACATCAGGCCCCACTTCGGAAGCCATGATGCCAAGTGCCATTACCTGAGTGCAGGGCCATTCGCCGCGATCTGCGGACGCCTGGACCTTTTCTGCGTAATCGGGGTACTTCTCGACCGCTTCGGCTACGCGAGCCTCGTGGCCGCGTCGCAGCGCGGCGGCTTCGGCCTGTTCGTTGGCCTGCCGCTGCTGTTGGCGGAACTCGTCTCGCGCGTTCCAGCGCGCGTTGTCGGCGATGAAGCGGGCATCCGCCTCACCGTATTCGTAATCATCGGGCTTGGGCTCGGGATCGTCGCCTTCGGCTGGTTTCCCAACTTCGGCCTCCGGCTTCTTCCCTTCGGCTACGCCCTTCCAATACTCCACTTCCCGCGCGCGCTCTTCAGCGACACGTTCAGCTTCTCGGCGGGCCGCCGTCATTTCGTTCATGCGTTCCTGGACGGAATTGGCTTTGGGCTTGCCGTCGCCGGTTTCGCCCTCGACTGCACCGGTGCCATTTTCCCCGGTTTCGTCTTCATTCGTCACAGTTGCGGGGGCATGAGCCCCGGTTTTGCCGAGCGTCTCGGCTTCGAACTGAGCAAAATCCTGCTCAGTGTTCGCACCCTCTTCAGGTGCGAGCGTGGTATCGGTCATAATTGCGCTTCCAGAGCGGCCGGCTGCGCGCCGGGGGGCGTGTCGGCTGTTCCGGCTTCATCCCCAAGTACCGACTCTTCGGGGGCCAAACTGTTGATCGTGCTGGCAACGGTGCCATGAAGCTTCGCGCGCGCCTCTTCGGCCTGCGCCTCTGCTCGTTCCGCATTGGCGACCGCAGCACGGGCGTCCGCTTCCGCCTTTTCAGCGTTCGCCTGCTCCTTGCGCAATTCGATCTGTGCCATCTGCATGGCGTGTTGCTGTGCTGCCTGTGCGGCCTGCGCCTGCATGGCGGCCATTTGCTGCTGTTGGGCCTGCATCGGATCGGCTTGCGGCTGCGCGCCTTCATGCCCCTCCGTTCCTTCCGAACCGGCATCGTCGTTTTGCGTCAGTTGCGGAGGAAGGGCTTTCTTCAGCCGTTCAACGAACTCGTCACCGTTCGGAATGTCCTGCGTCGCGACGAGAAGATCAGGAGCGGCCTGGCCGATCAACGGAACGGCCTGTGCAAGCTGGATGATGCCTTCAGCCGCCTCTACCCTGCGCGTGGTGAACGACGGGCCAGTCGTGATCGCGACGTCATACTTGCCCTTTGCCAGATCGATTGAGTCCGGATGCATCGGGTCATTGATCCGAACCAGTCGAGCCTCACCGTCCTTGCCGATTACTCGAATGGTTCTGGCCGTATCGTAGACGATCGGGATCAACTGGTTGATGACGTCGCCGCATTCCTCAATCGCGCTGTTAAGCTCGTCGTGGTACATGATCGTGGCCACGTCGCCTTCACGCTGGCGGGCCATGATCGCTTTACCGCTTGTCTCATTCGACCGGATGCCAAGCGACGCGTCCTGAATGCCTGTCGTGTCCTTGACGTCCTGCGCATTCATCGCGGCTTCGTTGAGTACGGCGGCCGGAAGCGGCGGGGGGTCCATGCGAATTGGTTGAGCGCTGGCATTCTTCGCCCACTTGATGATCGGATCTCCAGAGCGATGCGAATTTCTAATCGATTCCTCATAGCCCTCAAAGGCATCCGCTGGCCCCGCCCATTGAGCCTTGGGCGCCATCGCCAGCAATTCAGCCGATGTCGAGCGCCAGTAGTTCTTGAGGCGCGCCGCGTCCTTGCCAAACCGCGTCAAGCCGAACCGGACACGATCGTCGCCGACCATCCCCTCACGCCCGTTGACGCGGAACACGGGCAAGCGGTTGATCGGAAGCTCGTATGGGCCGTCGAGAATGGCATGACCCGTGATCAGGTACATTTGCGCAACACAGCGCGGAGCTACGCGCTTACGTGGCTTGCCTTGGTCATCGAGATACAGGTTTTCGGCGTATTCAGCTTCGTCCTTATCGGTCACGTCAAGGACCGATCCATCCTTCATCAGGGCGATGGTGCGGTCGCGATAGACCATCCGCCAATATTCAACGATGCGAACGACGTCGTTCGTGAACCATCCGTTCTGACGCAAACGCGTGGACAGCTCCATGCCGAGATCGTCTGGCGTATGGTCGGGCCAACGGCGCTCGAACACCTTGCGAGGCATCGTGTCCTGAACAAAGCAATGACGGGCATCGCGTCCGGTCGGATCGACCGACATGCGATCCCAGATCACTGCCAGCGGATTAGCGATCGTCCTGATGAAAATGTCCTGAGTGAACACGTCATCGTCGGCGTAATCCAGCACGACCTTGAAGTTGCCGATCCCGCAAGCAACCTGATTTTCCAGTGCGCGATCGTAAACGCGCTTGGCCTTCGATTGCGCCTCGATATTGCGGATCAGATCGGCACGGACCTCCGCAACATCCTTATCGCCATCCTCCTTCGGCAGAACCCGGATGGATGTTTCGTTCAGACGACGATCGCCTATCACCTGGCCAATCGTCTGAGGCAGCGTGTTGATCGAAATGCATGGACGCCCTTGCGCTTCACGCGAGCGACGAACTACGGGGTCCCACGGGTCCTTGAACACGAATACCAGATCGTCCAGCGCCGCTTCACGGTTCGGGCGATCGTAATCAGTATCCGCCTGGAACTCTGTCCTTGCATGATCGAGGAACTCTTGCGTTTCCTCATCCGTCATCTTTCCGCCGGAATCAGCGGGAGACGTCGGGCTCTTTTCCTTTTCCTGCAACGACCAGTCGCGTGGAGCGCCTGGATCGTTGGACATCAGGGGCGCGCTAGCCATTCTTGGGCACCCCCTCTAAGCGTGCGATCTCAGCCTTGATGGCCTCGACATTCTCACCGAACCCCGGCTTTGCCTTGCCTTCGTGATCGGTGCGGGCGTCGAGCTTGCGACGCAGGACGTCGAGACGGGTATCGGTCATGCGGCCATCCATCCCTGTGATCCTGCGTTTATCTGCGGGGGCGTTGGAGACGCGATGACGGGACGGGGTTCCTCATAGGCAACACAGCCCGCGCCAAATGCATCCGCGCTATGACTTGCCCAATCGTGCTCAGGGCCGAGCCCGATGTCCCGCTTCTCGTCCTTCTTTTCGTGATACCAACCGAGCGCCTTGAGGCCCGGATCGCACTTCGTCTCGTCGAACCGCATACGCGGGAACAGCTCTCGGGCTCGCTCGACACGGTTCATTGCCGCACCCTTCCCCTGATTGGGGATAACGTGAACGGTATAGCCCGCGCCTTCGAATGCCGTCCGATAGCTGACGTCGAACACACGGTCGTTCGTGTCGCCGTCATGCGGCAGGTAGATCACTGTCTTGTCGGGCGTGTAACCTTGAGTGCGCAGCCAGTTGAGATGCGTTGCGATCGGCTGGCCCTGCTGCTCGTAATGATTGACCCAGCGTATTTCGAGCCCGACCCACTGCGCCGCCCAGAACACGAAATTGTCGGCCTTAGCTCCCGTTCCGCCGATGTCCGCGAACAGCCTGATGACCAGATGCGGATCTTCTGGAACGAACCCGATGCGTCCGCTGTCCTGCGCATCGATCAGATGCTCGGCGAAATACGCACCTTCCATGAGGGTCATGTATTCGCCCTCCCAGATATGACCGTAGAGGTGCGGACGCTCGCTCTTGTCCTTCTGGCGTTTGCGCTCAAGAATGGCGGGAAACCACGGGTTATCGCGGTAATTCATCTCCACGATTTTTGTCAGCGGATCGTCGCTATTGCGGAACCGCTTATTTGTCGCTGACTTCTCTCGCTCGGGGTTCCACGTGATCCAAAGCTCGCTGTCTTCTTCTCGAAGCGTCGGAATCAGTTTGATCCATGAATCCTCGGGGACGGGTTCGGCCTCATCGATCCATCCAAGCAAAATTCTCGCCTTGGACTTCAGGCTGTTGATGTTGCGCTCAAGCCCGACGAACGAATAATGAATCCTGCCTGATTTAGTCCGGATGTACTTTTCGCCAATATCGAAATGGCTAGACAGCCAAGGCTCTTCTCGGATCGCCTCCTTGATTTCCTCAAGCGAGCTATCCTCTAGGCTATTCATGAACTGGCGACCGCACAGGATTATCCCGGTTCGGCCCATGCGATCCCACATATGGGCCCGAACCGCAGTCATCTTCGCGAACGTGCGGGTCTTTGCCGAACCTCTGCCGCCAAACGCCCCGCGCGTATCAGCTTTTCCCTCGAAAACCGGAACCAGCTTGTCCGGTATCTTTATCTTAACCTTCACCGGGGCGAACGCCGATCAACTCGATAGTGGAGACGAGCGCGACCGGGCCGCCATCCTCATCGCCGCTTATGACCGTGCTTGGCTTGCCATAACCTCTGTCGAGAATGGCTGATGCTGCGGCGACCTTTGCGGCCCAAGGCGATTGAGCGTCGTCAATACACGCGACAAAGGTTCCTAGCGCCTTCTCTGTGTACTCTCTTGCCGCTTCCTTGATCGACGCTGTGGCCTTGTTCGGTACGCCCTTCTGTCGGCCTCCGCGCCGCTCGCCTGGCTTGCTTCCGCGATTGCTACGTTTTGCTACTAGAGCCGTATCGGCCATAAGCCCTCGCTTCCGGCGCGCGAGGAAAGGATCACCTCCTCCCAACAGCCGTGAATGTTACCCGCCGCTCAAACAGTGCCGACCGCGATTGACCACGATGGTTCTAATGCTTGCGTCGGAATGATTGGCGGCGGGATCGGCGATCAGTCGAAAGGGGGCGACCTACGCCGAATGTGTTGAAAGAATTGCGTCGCTTCCCCGCTATTAGCGGGTGCGACAGGGTGGCTAAGCCATCGCGCAGTCTAAGCCGCTTGAGCGGCAGTGTCCGAATTAGACACGCTCGCCTCTAGCAAATCTTGTGGCAAAAGCCAAGTGGCAATTTCAACCCTGAAGTTGCTGCCGAATGCGACGATCGCGGATTTTCCGTCGCTTTGCTCGACAACTCCAGGAAGTCCGGCGAATGCGCCATCGTCTAGACGAACATGCGTGCCGATCGGGACGACCTTCCGCTGTTGCTTTCGGTGATCCATGGTCGCTCTATCCTCCGCGTCCTTCAGACTGGAGATATCGCGATCAGACAGCACGGGAATACGGTTCAGGTAACGGAATATCGAAAAGGCCGGATGCGGGCTCATGACTAGCGCGCAGATGCGCTGTAGCTCGGAAACATAGACCGACTTGACGAACACGAACGTTGGCAGGATCGGCATGGGTGCGTCAACACGATCTCGCGCCCTTCCCTTGCGCTTCGTGATCGTCGCTGTCGGGGTCCAGGCTTCCACGCCACTGTCAGCAAGTGATGATGCCAGCTTGAGTGTACTTCCTCCCCGCGTGCGAAGGATACACCAACCGTCCGTCGCTCCCCGCCCCTTAGCCATGTGCCCTAATACCTTCCGCCAGAATTGAATTTGTCCGCGATCACGCGGGTGCCAGTGATCGCCAGCAACGCAATCACGCCAATGAGAATCCAGCCCATCGTTTAGATCCTCTTGTCCGTTTGGGTCATGACGGCTTCCGTCCGAGCACAGCGACCGCGAGAAACCCAATATTCGCGGCGTAGGCATAAGCCCGCATCAATCCATCAAACGACAACGGCGAGTTGGGCGTGGCGATCCAAATGATAATCGTGAAGGCAGACGCGCCGATCGCGAACCAAATGGAGAAAATGCGAAACTCGCTCACCGTTCTTCCTCTCGATATGCCAGGGTGTAGGGATGGGTCATGCGGCCCTCTCGTAGCGATGAGCCTGTTCAAGCAGGCTGGGAGCCGATGACGAGGCGCTGAGAACCTTCGCCATCCACTCGACTGGGCTAGTGATGGATTTTGCTTGGCAGTCGATGAGGGCTGCGAGCGTTTTCCCATCCCCATGCTCTTTACGCCAGCGGCCCACGATGGAGCGGGCGGCGCGTTCTTCGTGTCCCGAAGCGGTCAAGAGCGTGATGCCAATATCCCAAATGGCTTTCACAGTGTCGACGGGCGGGACGCCCATACCGTTAGGTATGGATAATGGAGGTGGAGGGGCATTGCGTTCGCTTATGCGTTCGCATTCCTCGTTTCGTGGTTTTTCAATATCTTGCTTTCCCCAACGCTTCTTGGCCGACGAAGAATTACTGGCAGCCTTTTTATCGGTCCAAGCCCTTTCCTTGCTCAAGCGCTTCTGCGTCCATGCTCCATCAGCCAAGGTCCAGAACGCCATCACGCAGGGCTTCAGTTTCGCCCATTTGGCCGGCCCGATCGCCAACATGCGGGCAAGCCGCTGATCGTCGTCGGGCAGCGAGCACCCCGGCGAACGCCACGCGAGCAAGAGCAGCTTGAAATATGCCCCGTGTTCCTCAAGCGTGAGGTGATGCGTGTCCGCCAGATAGGCGTCGCCGAATATAGGGAGTGCCGCCCCCTTCATCCTCGGACAGCCTGATTACCGGCCCAGAACACGCCCGTCGCGCTGCCCGTGCGGCCATTGCGACGCTTGGCGCAGATGAAGTCAATCATGCCCTCGCACTTGCGCATGGCGACCTGCCAAACGTCGTGTTTCTCGTGCGCGGGATCAGCCTCAGGAGCCTGCTTCAGATAATATTCGTGGCGATAGAGGAACAGCACGGCATCTGCGTCCTGTTCGATCTGGCCGCTGTCTCTGAGGTCGGAAAGCTGAGGCCGCTTGTCGGGTCGTTTTTCAGCCTCTCGGCTCAATTGGGCCAGCGCGAAAACGGTGAGCCCCTGCTCTTTCGCGATGGCCTTTAGCGCCATGCTGATTTCGCTGATCGCTTCATAATTCGATCGCTTGGGGTTGTCCGTCTGGAGCAACTGGAGATAATCGATGATCACCATTTCCAGCTTCAAGCCACGCGCCTCAAAGCGGCGCTTGTACCGGCGGATGATCATCGACAGCCGGCCGATCGATAGCTTGCCAGTGTCGATGATCTGAAGGGGGAGATGGTGTATGTCGGAGCGGATGCTGGCGATCTGCTCGCGCTGAGCCGCAGTCAGCGTGTTGTCGCGGATGCTCTCGAACGGAATGCCACGGTGACCGTCAAAGCATAGATCAGCAGCCATGCGGGCTGCTAATTCCGTGCTGCCCATCTCCAGGCTGACAAACAGGACGCCATGCCCAGCCTTTGCCGCGCCGATCGCATAGCTGAGCGCTGTAGCCGTCTTTCCCATTCCGGGGCGGCCGGCGCCAATGATGAGCTGCTTGGGCTTGAGCGGACCGATCAGCCGATCAATGGAAGGGATGGCATGGCACTTGACGCCGCCAATCGGCTCATCAAACGACGCGAGCAATTCATCCAGACACTCGGCCGCTGTAGGTTGATGCAAACCCTCATCGGTAACGGTGGCGTTGAATATGCCGGCTTCAGCGGACTCCACGACCGTAGCCAATTGGATCTCGCTATCGGCAGCATCGTTGATCACGGCGCGCATGTTCTCGATGAGCATGCGCCGTTGGGAAAGTTGGTGGATTTGCTTGGCGGTCGCAGCCAGATCGATAAGGCCAGCCGCACCCTGGTTCATACGAGCCAAGAACGACATGCCGCCAGCCTCTTTGAAGTCGGGCAAGTCGTCCAGATACGGCTTAATGGTGAGCGCGTTTAACGGTGCGCCGCGCGCTGCTTCACGAACGATCAAACCGTACATGGCAGAGTAGAGCGGGTCGGTGAAGTCGGCGGGCGATACGCGATCAGCAGCAATATCCGTCCGGCTGCCATCGAACAGCAGCGCGGCGACTAAAGCGTGTTCGCCATCGACGTTGGCCACTGGCCTTGGGGTGACGCTGTATGCATTCACGCGGCATCCTCCGCCAAGAAAAGGTTCTCGAATTTTTGGAGGGCGCGCGCTGTCGCCATGCAGTGATCCAAATTGGCCAACAGACCCGGATCATCCATGCGCTGTTTGACGAGCGTCTGTAGCTCGCGCCAAGCGGCTTCGACTGCGGTTTCGTCAGTCGTCTGCTTGCTCGCGAAAGGGAGGATAGCGCCCATCGACGATTCTATGCTCCCTGCAACTGCGGTAAAGCAATGGAGCAAGCCGCCGAGAAAACGCTTATCCACATAAAACACGATAAGTGTCTGAAAATGCTGGTTGTGGATAATCGCATGACGGTGGATGCGCGCATTACGCCGCCTCCCCGACCGTAATCGTGATGGTACCGCCCCTCTCACCGATCACCGGTGGTTGTGGATCGAACAGGCTATCATTGACGCCCAGCGCGTCCGCGATGCCGTCTAGGTAGCTCTTGCAAGCCGAGATGCAGGCGTCGCGGTCGGGCGCAGGGCCGCGCGGCATGGGGTGAACAAGGAAATGCACCGGAATGCGCTCGTCGCCATGCGCGATGTTCCTGGCCCCTGCCCCCAGCGCTGCTATCTTGCCCCATTGGCGGTGCAATGCGATCAGGCGAGCGCGCTTGTGGAATGATCGCGTGCGCCCGTTGGGCCACAGGACCTTGTCAGGCCATGGGAGTGTTACCTTGATCACCCCTGCCCCCACATGGTTGCCTTCGAGTTCCAGACGGACAAGCTGGGATGCTTGGTGTTGACCGCAACGGGTCGCAGGCATTCGACTGTCATCGCCTTGCCGACGATGCGAATGATAGCCGGTGCCGCAACACACCGCTTCGGGATGTCAGCGTAGACCTTCATGCCCGCGCCCTCCCCTTCAAGGCAGCGGCGCGGCGCTCCAGGTATTGGCGATGCTCGTAGCTTGAGAGGGTTTGCTGAACCAACTCGTCCAAGCGCTTCATGGCTTTGCGTTGGCGATAGGAGGCTATGAGATGGGAGATCATGCCGCTTGCTCCTGAAACAGCGAGCCTTGGCGTTGAGCATCCTCAAGACGCTTGCAGGATAGGTCGAAATACGTCTCGTTAAGCTCGATCCCGACGAACCGGCGTCCTGCCATGACGGCGGCGACTCCAGTCGTTCCAGACCCCATGAAGGGGTCACAGATAAGCTCGCCTGGATTGGTGAAGTCGGCGATTATCTCGCTCATTAACCGGCGGGGCTTTTCGGTCGGGTGCAGACCAGTGCGCTCCGGATTATTGACAAGGTGCGTGTAGATCCCGCGCTTGCCGCCAGCGTTCCACTTAGCGTGGCCAGATCCGCCCCAACACACCACGAAGCACTCTGCACCCTGAGCAGGGCCCTGGCCGTTAAGCTGTGGTGTGCTGTCGGGCTTCACCCATACGCAGGCGCGCTTGTACTTGAGCGACGACGGGTTGAACGCATCCGCCCATCTGGCGACGCCCTCAACGGTGCAGAACACAATCACCCAGCCGTCGCAATTGGCGGCAAAGAGATCCACGATGGGCTCGCGGATATCGTCGATTGCGTCGAAGTTAACAGCCTTAAGTTCGGGTCCGGAGTCCATGCGCAGCGCCGTGACATTCGCCTTGGCAGCGTGAAGTGAAGCCTCGTAGGGCGGGTCGCTGATGAAGTGATCGACACGACCAATTGTCGGCAACACGTCCAGCGCGTTGCCTAGATACAGCGTGGCGTTGCCGATGACCTCTACGCGGCTCATGCGACTTCCCTGGGCTGGAGCTTAGTCAGCAGCGCCTCGATCGCATCTCGCGCATTCTCCAGCGTGCCGCGATTGGCGCGCACCTCGTTGCTGTCGATCGCGTCATCGTCCTCAAGGGCGACAGACAGCGCGAGCGCGGCTTTCAGGACTGCCGAGCCCTTGGCGCGGTCTGTACCGATGGTGGCAGGGCGGCTGTCGACGCACAGACGGTCGAATGCCCCGGTGAAGCGGCCATTCCATTCCCGCTTGGCGCGGGCAAAGGCGATCACGCCCATTTCCTGCTGCCCGCTTGCGTACTTGCCGGCCTGATCCTCGCTCTTGCCGAGGACAGCGGCCATGTCGGCGAAGGTCAGCTTGTCGTCGCGGCGGATGGCTGAGAGCGATTCCGCCAAAGCGTCCAAAACGGTCGAAGCGGAAAAGATTGGCTTTTCCCGCTCGGCAATGTTGCGCTGCGTCATTTAGAGGCGCTCCCGTAATGATCGATGAAGCCCCTAGCCTTGACCCTGTCCTGCTGAGCACGGCGGTAGCGCGCGTGCTGGCGGGCATCGGAAAGCTCGATCAGGCCGTAGATCCCGCCGGACACGATCCCGGTCGCGCAGATGCCGATGAGCATCGCCCAAAAGTCGATGTTGTCAGCCATCAGGCTTCTCCGTCATGTTGAGGATTGGGGGTCATGCGATTGACTCAGCGCGCGAGGTGCCGGATGCCTGAGCAATGTCACCCGAGGACCAAGACGCGATCACGCGCAGCATCGCCAACCTCTGGACGCTCAATGCGATCGTGTTGTCAGCGGTCATGCGCGGCCTCCAAGCAGAAGGCGCGCTGTCAAACGCAGCAGTCGAAGGCATCCTGCAATCAATCGACCGGTTCGTTGATACTCTCGACGGTCCTGATGATCAGGAATACGCGACCCGGATGCTGGCGTCGGTTCGAACCGTGCTCGCTCAAGCCGTGCCAAGGACGCCTCCCGATGGGAGTTGATGTCAGCGGCTGCGCTCATGCTGCGGCCTTCTGCGCGGCCGCTCGCGCCAGCTCGTCAAGCGATGCGAGATCACGATCGGCGAACCACACCCAATGCTCAGCAGGGATGCTGTCGCGCAAAATCCACGATCTGGCCGTATGTATAGATACACGGCGTTGAGCCGCGATAACCGCTGGGTTGGCGGCGCGAACGATGTCAGCATGCGTCCTCATCCGGCGATAGTGCACTATGCACTCCAACAGCGCAAGTGCCTTTCGCACTGTGATATCGCCTATTTGAGCGACATGTCACCAAACGAACGACTCCGCATTGCACGCGAAGCCGCTGGCTATAAGACTCAGGATGAGGCCGCGCAGGCGTTGGGGATCAGCGTCAACACCTATCGCCAACACGAGAATGACACGCGTAATTTGGGCGGCATCCCGCGCGATAAGGCGCCGATCTACGCCCGCAAGTTCAAAGTGGCGCTTGATTGGCTATTGACGGGCGCTGGCGATATGGCGGCGCCAGATCCCATCCCGCCGATCACGACGCTAACCGAAATGCTTGGCCTGGCAATATTCGGACTTCCACCTGGCGTACCGCTCTCGGAATTTCCTCGGCTCGTCGCGCCAGTGCTTCATGAACAGTTAGAGCGCTATCGAGCTGATGCCGAAGTGTCGGACAGCGTGGCCGAGCCGACCGCTCCCGGCATAGCCGTTCAATCTCCCGCTGCCACCAAAGCAGCCTCGCGGGCATAATCGCGCATTCCATCAGACAGGTGCGGCAACCGACATCACATGCCGGTTCCCGTAGCGTGAGCGGTCGAGTCGCATTTGCCATGTTCTATTTCTGTTCTAACTTCTCCAACATGTCTAAGATTTTTCCTACGGTGATGGCGGCACTGGTGGCGGGAGCTGGAGTTGCCATTGGCACACGCTCTTGGCATTGTGCCCGGCAGGGGGCCTATATGCGTCGATTAGTGATTTTGCTCGGCTTGGTCGCAACCGGTTGCAGCGGGCTGGCGAACGACAAGATTTGCTCAACGCCAGAGCAGCTAAGCGAAATGCTAAAGCTTCCACATGACTACACCAATCAAATCACGAAGGTGGATAACTGCCTTCATCGCTGGGCATTCCGCTTAGCCGGCGCCCAAGGGTCGATCAACGAAGTGGCTCAAGCTGCAATCGGGGCATGTCACGACACGTTCGAAGTGGAGGCGACCCTATTTGTGGTCGAGAACAAAATGCCGACCGACCAAGCCACGACCGACCATTGGGAGACAAAGTTTCGCGATGACGGCCTGGATCTAGCTAGATTCTATGTGGCCATGGCTCGGGCAGGACGGTGCGCAATACCCTAGCGCCTCTTCGGCGCGTATGGATCTTTGGTCCCGCGCTTCCCCGTATAGGGATTGACGTTCGGACGGCTCGACCAGTTATCGACTCTGGTACGGTTCGGCGATGTCCGATGGTACGGTGCCACGTACGTTCCAGTGGAGCGCTTGAAATAGCCCCGTACTGACGTGTTCCTGGCGTCTGCCGGTGTGGCGACGACGACTGCCGCGATAGCTGCGAGCATCAATATACGCATTGGTTTCTCCCCTTTGTTACCGATAGAGCTGTACGACCCGAAGATTCAGCGCTTTTGATATTTTGCCCGAGGACAAGGGAAGCTTTTCATCAACGCCTCTCGGATCAAGAATGCGGGAGAGGTGTCCCATTGCTCCGGGTTAGCGGCGATGTAGCGCCGTACAATGGTAACCGTTTGAAGCGTCCAAGCCTCTGACTGACCGTGGCACGTTTTGCCGTCCAACTGGAGCGTGTCCGCCACGCCAAGAATGTAGCTCACGCATGTATCGAGCGACAGGTCATCCCGCTTCGAGCACTCACTTGCGATGATCCCGCCGGTGACAGTCGAAATGCTCACTGGGTCGCTTGTCTGTGCCGCCAGCATCATCGCTAAGCCGATCATCCCCATCCCCTGCCCTACTCTTGTAGTCATAGCCGAGAGCAGGGCCACCCGAAAATAAATTCCGCGCTAGTGCGTTTTGCACTTGCAATCATACAGTGCATAGTGCACTACCCCCTTCAACACGATCAGAGTGTTGGAGGCGGAATATGGTTCAGGATGTGGAAGTTGGGCGCGCCGCTGACGCGGAAGCTGCTCTATCGGCTACGCCGACCGCGCCTGTAGTCGCGGCCCTGACGGGTAACGATCAGCCGCGCAATGAATTGGACGCACTGCGTTCCCTGTTCACTCCGGCGACGCGGGTTGTCGTGGCCAGCGCGCCGCCCAAGGTGCGGAAGTCATGTTGCGCGAAATGCCCGTTCGGCGGCTACGATCTGACGCCAGCCGAAGAAGAAGCGGCATGGATGTTGAAGGCTCGTTTGCTCGGGCGAATGAGCGCTGGCGAAAAGGTCGTGTGGGGCTGTCACGAAACTGTCGATAACGGCAAGCCACAGGTCTGCCCCGGCTTTCTTGAATACACTCGCGAGCGTCCGGAACTGTCGGCATGACCGCTCACTCCCACCCTATAGAAGAACCGATGCGCGTTTCTGACGTGCTGGACCGTGCTGCCGATCTGATCGAGCCGGAAGGCGCTTGGTGCCAGGGCGCTGACGCCCGCGATGCGCACGGTTGCGATGTGGATTACGACAGCCCCAGAGCCAAGTGCTTCTGCATTGTTGGCGCCATAAACAGAGTGAGCGGGCTGCCTATCAACGTGCGCGCCGCCGACCACTGGTCATGGGAAACAAGGCGCGCCTTTCGGTTGGCTGCTGGCGAAATGCCAATGCCTTTCAACGACGCGGACGGGCGCACCAAAGCTGCCGTAGTCACCAAGCTGCGGGAAGCCGCTGCCATCGCACGGGAGCAGGGGAAGTGAACGCGCCCGCGACCCTCACCGCACACAACGCTCTCCGTTACTGCCCTACCTGCACAGCAATGTCAGAGATGGCATCAGACGGAACGTGTCTTGAATGCCTCTCTATCATCGACCTGACCCTCTGGCAGGAAACAGAGGAAGCCTTTCAGGCTAACGAACGCGCGGCTGAGATCGCTGCAAAGCTAGATCCGGTCGATCCGTTTTTCGCGCCGAACCGCGCACTAGAGCGAGGATACCTGTGATGGACCCCGATTGGGAAGTCATCGAGATCGCCCGCAAGCTGTCTCACAATGAGCAACTCGCTCTTCGCCAACTGCGCGATGATGGCAAGGGCAATTACGACGCTCGCCTGAATGCGGCGCGTCGTGCCCTGGAGAAGAAGGGCTTGGCGGACTCGCCCATGTCGCTTGGCTTCGGGCGCACCATGATCGCCTGCGTCCAGACGCCGACAGAGCTTGGCCTGAAGGTGCAGCGCTACATCGGCGGTGCGTCATGACCCCCTTCTTTGCGTCTGATCGGGCGCTCAACCGTGGATATGGGAGGGCTCTGTGACCGATAAAGATTTCGTACGCGACGCGAGGAAGCGTTGGGACAAGATTCTCGATTACGCGAACGATCCGGAGAAAGACGGGGCTGCCGCAGCAATAGCGATTGCGATGTGGGCGACGATGAATGTCGATCGCCTGCTTAAGATCGCTGCCGCCAAAGCTGAGGGCCGATCATGATCCCCCTCCCCGAGATCAAGGTAACCGACAAGACCATTCCTGTTCTGGAAAGCTTGGGGGTGTGCCTGAATAGGATGATTGAACTTCAGATGCAGGCTTACCCGAATTGTTGGGATGATGCTGAGCGCCGCGAGGAAGCGGAAAAGCATCTGTTTGGGCGATCCCCTTCGGGCCCGGCTGTCGCGGCTTCGCCGTCGAGCTGCTTCGCATCTCGCCCCTCCGGGCTTCCATCCGTATCGCAACAGGAGAATTGAAATGGCTTTCGAGATTAAACCGTTCGCCGAAGTCGTGGGCATGACCAAGGAGGCGCTTGACGTTGAACTTGCGCCTATCCGGGCCCGCGCCGCCAGGGCCAAGGCCGATCTCGCCGTTGCCAAACTCGAAGAAGATTTGGTCGCGACCGAGCGTGTCATCTATGAGCAATGCGCGTCGAAGGACATCAACTTTGACACGATCATCTCCAACATCGACCGCTACGAGCTGATCGATCGCAAGCGGACGCAGATCGGCCGGCTGCTCGATCAACTCTTTCCGGCGGCATCGTAATGGGACCGGCGCAAAGCCTCTCAAGCCTGCTGGGCTGCTCCGGGGCACAGATGTCGGCGGAAGCATGGCAAATGCATCGAGCCCTAGAGGCGCAGGCCCAGCGTGGGCAGCAAGCATATTGCGCGCAGGGGCTTCTGAATGCGGGCGGTAGTGCGCCTCCGCCGAACCCCGTCCTTCTGCTGCTGGAGCCGGGTGAGTGACCGCGCAAGGGACACCTACGCGAAGCGCCGAGACTACAGGCTCGGTCGCCGAAGGCGATGGTGACGCGGTGCCGAAGGCAGACGCCCAAACCACCCCATCGGAGAACCCCTCATGACAACCAAGGTGATCAAGGTCTCAGCCCTTAGTAGTGGGGAGAACAACAATGGCGAGTGAACCAACGAGCGCGCTAGCGAAGCGCGAGGAAGCCCCGATCGACTATGCTGGCGGATTGCTGGCGGTGATCGAGCGGGCGGCACGTGACCCGTCTGTCGATATCGACAAGATGGAACGCCTCCTGGCGATGCAAGAGCGCGTTCAGGAAGGCCGCGCCAAGCAGGCTTTCACGGAAGCCAAGATCGCTATGCGTCCCGAACTGCCGGAAGTGACCATGAAGGGTCATATCATCATCCGGGACAAGCAGACGAACGCAATTACACAAGACACGCCGTTCGCGCGGTTCGAGGATATCCACGATGCGGTCGTTCCGGTGCTGTCGCGCCACGGTTTCGACCTGAAATTCCGCAACGGTCTGTCAGCCGACGGCAAGGTTCAGGTCACGACGATCCTGACCCATATCGACGGCCACGAGGAAACGACTGACTTTGTTCTACCGCACGATAGCAGTGGCAGCAAGAACAGCGTTCAGGCGGTCGGGTCGAGCACGTCCTACGGCAAGCGCTACGGCACGCTGGCAATCCTGAATATCAAGGTGGCCGGCGAAGATGATGACGGCGAGAGGGCGTCCTACAAGGACCCGACCGGCGCCCCGCTCGCCCGCACCAAGCTTGACGGCCCCCACGTCAGCAAGACCGCGCTGAAGCAGGCAATCCAGGCCATCCGGTTCAAGGTTGGCCAGTGTCCCGACGTGGAGAGCCTAAACGCCCTGCTGAAGGCTGAGAAGGCCACGATCGACCAAGCCGCCCGCGATTGGGACGCGCTGCTGACCGGCTTCCCAGACGTGCCAGAGGACATAGGCCTTCGCGGCGACGTGGAAGCGCGCCGGGCGTACCTCAAGCAGGACGGCGGCATGTTCGTCGGAATGATCGCATCTATGCGCCAGACGACCACGCTGAAGGCGCTCGCGGCTTGGCGCGCGGCAAACGAGGAAATGGTTGACGCGCTGGACGGCGCGGAAGGTCGTCAGTTCGAGCGCGCTTGGGAAGAGCATGAAGCTCAACTCACCGCCAACAAACCCACCCCTTTGAACGCAGGATAAATCATGGCCGCTAGTCTCAACAAAGTTACGCTCATCGGCGCGCTTGGCCGCGACCCTGAAAGCCGCTCGTTTCAGAACGGCGGCAAGGTTGTCGAGCTTCGGATTGCGACTTCTGAGACGTGGAAGGATCGTAATTCGGGCGAGAAAAAGGAGCGCACAGAATGGCATACGGTCAAGCTATTCAGCGAGGGCCTTGCCAACGTCGCCGAGCGCTACCTGCGCAAAGGATCTAAGGTCTATATCGAAGGCCAGCTTCAGACCCGCAAGTGGCAGGATCAAGACGGCAAGGACCGGTATTCAACCGAAGTCGTGTTGCAGGGCTATGACGCCAAGCTGCTTATGCTGGATGGTCCTCAGGGCGCGTCTGGCGGCCAATCACAGGCTGCAACTGATGAAGGCACAGCCAACACTGCCGGGTCGTTCCGCGACGACCTAGACGATGACGTGCCGTTCTGATGGCCCTCGAAACACAAACTCGCTGGCGCATCTTCAATGGGCGCTACCACACGAACGCGGACATTGAGGTTTTTGCGGAAGGTAGCAAGGTCGTCATTTCCGGCGGTGGTCGTCGTTCGATATCCATCGCAAGAGAGAATGTCGCCGAGTTTATCTCAGCCGTCCAAGCCGCCAACGAAATCTGCGTGGTTGATGATTCGGATGTACCATTCTGATGACCTATCTCGGCCCAGCATCTCTGCGCTCGCGCTTCAAGAAGGGCCCCCGGCCTGACTGGAAGGTGGCTGACAGCTATTTGAAGTGGCTGCGCGGCAGGCCGTGCTATCTGGCCGACCATCGCGCGGGCGGTTGTGGCCTTGGCGATCCGCCTCGCCGCGCGCCGATCGAGGCAGCGCACGTCGACTGCGCGGGTGGCAAGGGCATGTCGACCCGCGTTGCTGACTCGCACGCTATCCCGCTCTGCCAGCGCCACCATGACGAGCAGCACGGTAAGATCGGTGCATTCAGCCAGCGCGGCGGATGGGCGACGTTCCAGATCAAGTACGGCTTCAACGCTGTCGAGGTTGCGAACGCCTATTGGAAAGCATGGCCTGGCCGGGCGAAATGGGAGGCCGAACGTGGCTAACGGTCATCTCGTCACCCTGACCAGTCCCTATTCCCGCGAACGTGCTGCGGCGTTGATCGCACGCGCGCCGGCCGGCTTCATCATGGAGCTTCGGGAAGCTCGCCGCACGGGCGAACAGAATGACAAAATGTGGTCGATGCTGACCGATATCTCGCACGCCAAGCCGATGGACCGGCGCCACACCCCCGAAGACTGGAAGGCCATCATCATGAACGCCTGCGGTTGGGAGTGCCAGTTTCTTGAAGGCTTGGACGGACGACCGTTTCCCCAGGGCTTCCGCTCATCGCAGCTCACCAAGTCTCAGATGAGCACGTTGATCGATTACATGCAGGCTTTCGGCGACGAACACGGCGTCGTCTGGTCGGAGCCCAAGCAATGACTTCGAAGCGCAGCAATACCGCTTGCGCAAAGATGGGCCGGGATATCGCCCCCGGTGTTCCGGCCCAGAAAGCCCCAGCTATGACCCGCTTTACACAGGTCGATATTCGTGCTAGCGATGGCCGTTCGCTAGACGTTTTAGCGAAGTCTTACGGTCATTTCAAGGAGAAGCATCATGAAGGGCTTTCGTTAGATGGGCGGACTCCGCTCTTTGACTACTTTCACCTATTCCAATCTCTCGATCGGCCGCGAGCGCGGCGCCGGCTGACCCAGCCAGGTCGGCGGCAATCCGGGTGGCATGTCGCCCCCGGCACTGGCCCTAGGAGCGCCAAGAACCCCAAGCTCCAAATTGAGGCGGCTATCCGAGGCCAGCGCGACTCTGCCCGCGCATATCACGGCCTCGCGGGCAATAAACGTGGAGGGCAGGCATGACCGCCCTCCACACCCGCCTCCCCAATTTCGAGCATGAAGCCCACGTCCTATCCGTACGTCGTCAGATGCTTGCCCTAGATCCTCTCGCCAATGAACGCTGGCTCCGTCGAGCAAAAGCATATCCCAGGTTACAGAGGATCAAGCGGAGGGCGGGGTTGTGAGCAGCGACAAAGTCTATCACTTGGGGGCCGCCCTGCAAGGCATCGCCGATGAACATGCGGACGTGCTTTCTAGGCGGCAGATCAGCGCGCTATACATCGCCGCCGCATTTGTCTGGGATATGACGAACATTCCCGCGTCAGCCGATCGAAACCCGGAGGGCGAAAAGCCGGAGGCTTTGAGTGCGCAGCATGAGAGCGCGGTGCCGAAGGCAGACGCTAAACCACTGTCGCCCAAGGACATTCAGGGATGACAGCGCCCGTCCTCTCACTCGCCAAGAAAATGGAGCGCGCCCTGCGAAACGGCACCGGCTTTGCCGTGTCGGTCGAGGAAATGTTGTGCCTGTCGGAATTGGGCGTGATTGAGGTGGTCCAGCTAGAGAAATTCAGGGAGTTGCAGGCAGGATGCCCCGCGAAGACAGCCCATACGTCGTCGGAGATTTCTGGCTCGACCAGCGCCGCGACAAGCGCGCGAAGGGTATTTGGCAGGTCGCATGGTATGAAGCCAGCACTCGACAGGTCCGCTATCGCAGCACTCGCACGGCAGATATAGATGAGGCCAAGGCGTTCATACATGCCCATGACGAGGGGTTGCGGGCCAAGGAGCCCAGGCAAGATCCGCATGAGGCGTTGGTCATCCCGCAGCTATTCCTGTATTGGAATGAGCGCGGGAAGAACCTCACGAACGCCGACCAAACACAACGCAGCCTCAAGGCGTTCATGGGCTTTCTGTATCAGGATGAAGTCGGCATGAGCGCGACCATATCCGATATGATCCCGGCGACGATCGACCGTTTCCGTATCTGGCGGATGAAGCCGCACGCATTCGAGGTCGATTGGGTTGACGGCCCGGCGACATATAGAAGCGAGACTGGCGTTTCCGGCGACACCGTTGACCGCAACCTCAACGACGTGCGCGCTGCGATCAACCATGCGGCCGACAACATGCGTATCGCCTATGCCCCGAAGATCAAGGGCGTCGAGGCGAAGTACAAGAACCCCTTGCGTGAGCGCGTGCTGACAATAGCCGAGCTGGGCATGATCGCATGGTACGCTCGACGGCACTCACCCGCCCTATTCCGGTTCGTCGCGCTCCAGGTCTGCACTAGCGTACGCCCGGAAGCCGCCAAGCGCTTCGACCCCCGCGAGCAATATAACGATCGCACCAAGTTGATCGACCTCCAGCCGCATGAACGGTCGCGGACGAAGAAGCGCAACGCGATCATCCCGGCAATCCGCCCGATGCAAGTCGTCCTGCGCCGCTGGCAGAAAGACAATTACGTACCAGTCGATTCGAACAAGACGGCATGGCGAATGATGCGCAAGGCGCTTCGGCTGTCGGACGACGTGTTCCCCAAGACCATCCGGCACACGATCGCGACGATGCTCTACAATGACCCGAGCGTCCCCGAGCGGCAGGTAAGCGAGATGCTGGGGCACGAAGGCAAGCTGAGTCGCACGACCAAGCTGTACGCTAAGTACGATCCGAGTCGCCTGGCGGAAGCCGTCAAGGCGCTGACCACGATCTGGCAGGGCATCAGTAAGGAGGCGCGGCGCTTCGACGCTGACCACCTGCTGTCCACGGGTCGCGGGGAAGGTGGGAAATTTGTTGCAACGAAAGTGGAAAAACGTTAGGATTCCACTGCGTTTCGGCAGTGGTGGGCGCGACAGGGATTGAACCTGTGACCCCACCCGTGTGAAGGGTGTGCTCTACCGCTGAGCTACGCGCCCGATCGCGAGCCGATCCCGACATCGCAAAAGGAATGGGGCGA